GTCCTCCTGCTGATGTAAAAGCCATAATAAATCCTCCTGATAGTTGGCTTATCTAAAAGCTAATACCAATAAGAGGCTGTTACATTTTCTAGGGTGCGTGAAGCTAACAGTCGGCCAACCGTTAGATGTACGGGCCTATACTTGAACAGGTAGTTCTCATACGTTTAGACTTTATTGGAAATTGGGTTAGAACAAAAGGTAGTCATACAGAGGCTTTTGTTCTATGTCCCTAGTTATACTGTTGCTTTTTTATTTGTCAACAGTTTATCTGGCATTACCAGACACGTCATAGACAAATTTACCATTGCGCATTGCTTTGTTAATTTCATCTGAACGTTCTTCAAATTCTTTGTCAGACATTTTAGCTACATCTGACTCACGAATCATTTCATTAGCATCAGCTACATCTACATTAGTTTTACCACGTCGAGTAACTGGTGAAGCTGCTGCTTTTTTATTTGCTTTCTTAGCTTCCTTAGTAAGACCTTTATCTGATTTATAAAGATCAATAACACGTACTACTGAAGCTGGATCATCTGCGTTTTCATACAAGGCATCTTTAACCCACTTAGGTTGTGCATCTGCCCAGTCATGAAACTCATCTGCCTCACGTAGGTCATCAAAGTCTGCATGTGACTTACGAATTTCATTTTCTGATTTAACTCGATCAGCTTCTGCTTGGGCTTCGTCAAGTTGTTTAAGTCGAGTGTCTGCTTTTTCAAACATCTCCTGTGCTTTCTTAGCTGCAATTGTTTCTACAATACCAGCTACATCAGGATATTCTTTAGCCCACTCTTCAATATCTTCATCGGACTTAGGTGGAATAATACCAGCTTTAGTAGAAGCTTTTTGTAGATTCTCTAGCTTTTCATCCCACTCCTTTTCCTTCTGCTGCATGTGGCGTCTTAAATCACCATAGCGTTTTTTAAAAGACTTTTCTTCTGCAGATAACGTTTCTTCTTTAGCCTCTGTATTGGCCTCTGCTTCTTGGGTAGCTTCTTGAGGTTCTTCTGCTTCATCTACTGGGGATTCTCCCCTTGCTTCAGCTTCAAGTTTTTCAATCTCCTTAGCTTCTTCTTCCATTCGTTGCTTACGCTTTGCGTTATTATATCCACGATCAACGAATCCTGCAGTCTTTGGGGTTTCAACTTCTGCTAGTTCAGGCATATTATTTCTCCTTATGTTGGGGTCAGCCGTAGCCGAGTAGCCTTATCGTTCCTAGTATAGGGTAACTAAATAATCTATACTATTTATTTTTTTTCTTTTTGGGTTTCTTTTTCATCAAGCCGCCTTTACTTAAGCCTGAAATACCCATTGATGCATCTAACTCTGCACCACCTTTTCTTTCTTCCTTAGTTGTACCTTTTGTTGCTTGTTTAACTGCTTCTGTTTTATATTGATTCGATTTACCTGACATGTCTTGACTTGCAATTTTTTGACCTGCAGTTATTTGAGAACTTCTTTCACTACGATCACTTTGCCTTTGTTGTATTTGTTCTTTTGTGGTTGTGTCATAAGAAGAAGGAGTAGTAGTTTTTTTAGTTTTACCTGCTGCTGGTGTAACAGGTTTCTTTTTCTTAGCGTTATCTCTAAGTCTTTGTATTTCTTTTTGTTGATCTGGATCATCCCAATCTTCCATGTTACCAGAAATATTATACCCCTTACCTTTAAATCCACCAGCGGCCCGTGCAGTACCGGGTGCTAACCAATCTCCAAAACTTCCTGAAACAAGGTCAGGTGCTTGAGCTTCATACTCAGCTATTTTGCTTTCGGCATACTCTGCAGCCGCAGTATTGCCATAAGCTCTTGCAGTAATAGCAGTAGCTCTTAACTTAGAAAGATCTTCTAGGGCATCATAGGTTGTAATAGCACCAGTTAAAAGTGCGAAAGGTCCACCTATAATCATACCTGCACCAACAATAGCTTTTCTTGTTTTAGGGTCTATTGGAGTATATTCACCATCAATAAACTTCATTGCTTGCTCTGTATCTGTCCAGTCTACACCTTGACCAAATGTTCCAAAACCAAAAGCACCTTCTGTTTGTGTTCCTACTGCAGGAGGGGGTGGAGTAGAACTACCATCACCACCAGAACGAACAGTCGGAGTAACTGGTTGTGTTTCAGTGTAACCTTGAGCTATTAGTTGGTTGTATCTTTGTTGATCCTTTGGTAAGGTTAAAGTTACTACTTCACCGTTAGGTCCATATAAAGTTTTAGGTTCTACTGGTAATTCAGGATCTGTGGTAGTCACATCCCCAACATTTTGCTCCCAACTAAAACCACCAGTAAATTTAGGAGGAGAGGAACTATAGGGAGAAATATTAGAATAAGGAGATACATCAGTACCATCTACTGCACCCATAACCATACCACCTTGGTTCATGAGCATTTTGATTTCGTTCATTTCATCTGGGGTAAGATCACCACCCTCTGCCATGTAAGGTATAGGGGCAGCTTTAGGTCCACCAACAGGAACAGGTTCACCACCGATTCTACCATTAGCTTCCATGTTTTGCAAGCCGCTTTTTGCTTTATTTCGTAGGTCTTCAAAGTGTTTTACACCAAGGTATCTTACGACATCAGCAGGTACTACATACTCACCTTCGGATAGTTGAGCAGGTATATCATCTCTTACTTCTGAGGCCATAGAACCATTAGGTACTTCATTACCTGATACTGGATCTCGTTTCATACCATCGTCTTTTAATCCACCCTCGTTCATAAAGGCCATTTTCATTTGGTTATCCATGTCTTTTACTACGCCCCCTTCGGCAAATCTAAACTGTGGGTTATCTGGTAAATCAAAATTTGTAATATCTATTTCTATTCCTACTGAATCTTTATCTTCATAATAAGATATATCCTCTGGGTTTTTATTTTTAAATTTTATTTTACCGTTTGTTTCACTATTGAGTGTTCTTAAAACTTTTCTAACCCCATCACTATAGGTATTCTTAGCAGCCTCTAAACTTAAATCATGAGCTTTAGATATAACTTTAGGGGTAGGGATATATATTTTATTTACCCCTTCACTTTTAGATTCTTTAATTACAGCAAGTAAAGACATTCTAATTGTATCAGATAGTTTAGCTGGAACTAAATCTTTTTCTATACCAGTATTAATATTTATACCTTTAAAGATGTTTATTAAATCTTTTTTAAATTCATTATCATTTTCTTTATTAAATTTTCTTACAGCAGTTTTTCCAAAAACATAATCACCTAAAACATTTGCAAAAATGTTGTCAACTTCATCTAGTTCTTCTATACTTCTTCTTTTAATAGAATTTTCTTTTAAACCGTACTTTTGACTTAATACAACTGCAATTGCATCTTTACTCCTATTACCATCGTAACCTTGATCTATTAGTTCTACAAAACCACTTTTTAACTTTGTCATATCATCTATGATATTAGTTAAACCCAACTGTATTGCTTGCTCTGCAGTGTCTTGATCTCCTATAGATCTGAAATTGTAATTGTAACTATCTATATCTTTTACAAATTTATCTGTAAACTCAAGACCTCCCGCATGATAAGGAAAAATCATATCATTAAATTCTGTTTGATAGTGAAGACCTATATCACCTAAAGTTGGTTTAGATGCTTTTTCTTCTTTAATTCTTTTAGTGATTGCTTTATCTGCTACCGTATGTTGTTGTACAGCATCACTTTGCAATTCTTCAACAAGAAAAAACTTTTCTTTTATTGGAAAGTCTGGTTCATTATTTTCTACAAAGCTACCTCTTACATGAGCTAAAACATTACCGTCAGGTTGAAACATAATGTCATAATGACCTGCACTGTATTCAGTTCCTTTAGTGTTTTTATTTACAATAATTATTTCTTTGTAACCATCTAAAGGCTGCATAACATTGTTATTAACATTTAAAGCTACTCTTTGCTGTCCACGATATCGTACTTGACTTCCATCAAGAACTTGTATATCTACTTTAGGTACATTTTTATCTGCAAGATTTTTTAATTGTTGTTTAGAATATTTTTTGTTATCCTCTAAATTTTCTAAAAGACCTGACCAATATAATTCTGTTTTATTTATTTTCGGTGCTCTTTTTTCTAAAAACTTTTTAATTTGAAAACCAGACATACCATCTTTACTAATGGCAAGATTATCTAAAGAACCTAAAACAGAACTACGAAAATCGTATAAATCTGCCGTAGTACCATCTGGATTATCATAATTTATTTCTTTAACTAAAGGGTTTGTTTGTTTTTTAGATGCAGTTAAATTAGTAGGTTCTACTTCTAAATCCATGTAATCAGTAATATCATCAAGGCTTACATCATCTTGACCAACTACTTCCGCACCAACACCTACAGTACCAGAACGTTCTGTTGGTGTACCTTTTAAAAACTCTGTGTCTCCACTAAGTAATGCTTTAGTCTGACCAACTACATCAGCTTTAACTCCACTAGGTATAGCAGCACTACCGGCCTTAGCCGCACTAACTGTTACTTTAGCTGCAGGAATTAATTCCATAGCAGTAAGTGCATCACCAATAACTGCTTCTCTAGCTGCATTAACTTGTTCGTCTGTAGCTTGTGTGTAGTCTACACCGTACATATTTTTAAGTCTAGTATCTAAATCTTCAGTGCTAAGCCTTTGCACACTGTCTTTAATATTAGTTACAACTTTTTTTGTAGTTTCTACAGGGTTAGTTATAAACTCTTTAGCTCCCTCATATACACCTACAGCAGCATTTTTAAGAAAGCCTAGCTCATCCTCATTAACAGCTTTACCTAGCTTTTCACCAAAAGATTCATAATCATTATCTAAACCAAGTATGTTATCTACGATTAATTCACCGTAGCTCATACCCTTTTTAGGTAGCATAGAATCCATTTGAGCTGAGACATCACCACCCTCACTAAGACCTAATCTGTTACGTAACTTCTTTAAAAAACCTATGGGTTCAGCTTTTGGAGGTTCCCCTTGAGCTTTTAATACATCTTGAGCTGCAACCAGTAAATTTCCAAGACCCCCATAACTATTTTTATTTGGCCGTTTATTAGTATTATACCCAGACATAATAAAATCTTTTTGAAATCTATCTATATTAGATTCAGTATTTACATCTAAAAATTTTGATCTACCCTTAGTAAAAGTTGTTAGTTTATCTTTATTAGGATAATTAAAAGACTCATCAAGATCATCTAGGTATTCAGTAAAAAATTCATTTTTACCAGTATCCCTATGTATTCCCTCAAGAGTTTTTAAGGCTTTTTCTCCGTATTTTTCTTTAAAAGCTTCCTTACCTATTTGATTTTTATACTCTACAAGTCTATCAAAACCCCTATGAGTCATTTCATGAGCCCAAATTCTAGGGCTGGCATCATCTACATCCGTTAAAATGTCATCAGGAAAAAGTTCTTTTACTCTTTCTTGAGGAAAAGCATATTCTAAAGATTTTTTTTCTAAAGACTGTTTTGTCATATCAGAAGGAAAGTAAAAAGCGTTATCAAAAATTTCTGGGTTATCTAAATAATATTTTTCCATGCGGTAGTAAGCTTCATTTTCATTTGAAGTACCAGCCGTAACCATAGCTTGTGTTTTTAATTCTGGATTGTCAAATACATAAGTTAAGTAGGCAGTAACATCATTAAGATCAGCTACTTTATCTCCGTGTTTATTTTCGTAACCAAGCCTAGCAAGAGGATTTTTTCGTAGTTGTTTGTCCAGAGTATACCTAAACTCAAGATCTCCAAACTCTTCACTCCGCATTCTTTGCAAAGCTTCTTCTTCTTGTCTTGCTAAAGCAGAATTTTGAATCTCTTCTTGTGAGGGTTTTTTCTTAGGTCGTATGTTAGGAATGATAGACTTAGTTTGCTCATCTAAACTAGGTCTAGCTTTAGGATTAATAGATGTTTTAGGAGCTGCCATTAATTTTGTCCCTCAAACGTAGTAGTGATCTTAGTGCACGTATCTCACCTTGTAGTCTATAGATCTCATCAATCTCCCTAGACTGTTCTAGTGTTACATGTGTAAAGGCGATCCGTTCAGCAATCTCTTCGATAAACGGAGTGTATAACTCTGGGTTATTTACAAAAGGCTTTAGTGTATTATTCACAACTAGTTTCATTGTACCTGTTGATTACCTGAGAAGCCCTGTTCTCCCGGCTGAGGCGCTGTACCAGTACCTATAGTACCACCCCCACTACCTTGAGTATCCCGAACCTGAACACCCGCAGGTGCTCCCTGTGGCCCACCTTGTGGTGGCACTCCCGGTTCTGGTGCTGGGGGTGGGTTAGCTGCTTGGAACTCTTTTAGTATCTCAGCTTGTACTGCTGCTTGCTGCATGTTATTACCTACCTTGTCAGGATCAAGATCCATAGACTTAGCAATCTCACGTACAATATAATCCATACGTGCAAATGGTGCTAGTGCAGGATTCTGTACAACTTGCAAGAACTGCATCAAGCGTTGGCTACGTACTTCATTAGCCATTAAGCTTTCAGTACCACGAGCTTTTACTTCAAGATCACCTTTAATATCTGAATCAAAGTTAAACTGCATATTAAAGTTAAAGAATGCTTTGCCTAGTGGTGCTAATAAATAGTCATCTATATTCTTAACTACGTTACGGATAGAGCCGTTGGCAGCAGACATAAGCATAGAAATACCAGAAGCAGTACGACCAACGCCTGTAACCCCTGTTTGACCATGTGCGAAAGATGGGAATCCAGTTGACTCATCAGATAATACCCTTGCTTTATCAAACATCTGCATGTTTTCGTTAGATACGTTAGGAAACTTAGTACCAAAAATGGCTTGTCCGGGTGCACCGCCTTGTCTACGGAACACTTTTCCGGGGTACACAGACAAGTCTTGCCCCGGTACTAAATTAGTTTCATCAATCTCAATTAGTAAGTTGCCTGACAGTGCAGCATTGTCCACTGCCATACGCATAAACCCATTCATTAAGGTTTGAGTATCATCCATGTTTTCTGCAATGCCTACACCAAAGATGCTATATGGGTTCATCTCATAAGGTGCAGCAAAGTAAGGAATATAAGCAGGGGTAAACGGATTCATTACTAAACGTAAAACTTGACCATTACAAACCCAAACATTTACACTTAGTTGTTCTGCATCTTTTAAATCTTTTGGAATATCTACATCTTGATTTTCTAAGATTTCTGTATCTACAAAACCCCAGAACTCTAGAACTTCAAACCGTTGCGCTTGATCCTGCTCAGAGTTATCTTCCATAGCATGTTCCCACCATTCTTTGTTGTAGGATTCACCAAGACGCAAAGAGTTATCAATTGCATTTTCACGGAAGTAAGGTCTGTTTTTTAATCCACGTAACTGTGAACGTGACATCTTGTGACGTTCTACAATATACTCTGCTTCTTCCATTGTAGCAGCATCTGGATCAGGATAAAAATTCCAGATAGAAACAGAAGTAGTCTGTGGGATAGTTTTAAATGTGGGAGAGTAGTTGCCTTCATCATCCCAGTTAGCATATTCTTTATCTACAGCAAATGGACCTTTCATAATACCAGTACCAAATAATGCTGTTTCAAAAGCTGCAGCACGAAGATGTTTCTTAGCGTGAGACTCTTCTAGCTGATCATGAATTTGTTTTTCCATTTTCTTTGCAGCAGCTTCAGCAGGATGAAACTGTGGGGAAGTTGGAGTTTTAGAAGGACCAGATTTAAGTATGTCCATAACAGGGTCAAGATTAGTCTTCATACCAGAAAGACGTTCTCTAAACTCTGGGTAAGTTTCACCGGGCAGTAGGTCAGGCATTCCTTCTTCTGCTTTACGTTGATCTGGATTAGTTTCAAAGTTTACTGTATCTTCTACACCATCTGGTAAAACAGTAGGATCAATAGTAATAGGAAATTTATTACCGCCAAAGAGTACTTCAGCGATCTGACCATAGGCAGCTAGTACTTTAGTTTTAGTTACTTTAACAAAGACTTGAGATTTTTCTGTGGAAGTAAATTGAACATCAGGGCCATAGATACCACGATAATTACGGTAAGCTTGAATCCAACGTTGTTCATCAAGTTCTCGTGCAGTTTCAGCCTTAGAAAATTTTTCTTTTACAAAACTTACAATTTGTCCTGCTGCAGGATCAGAGTAATCTTCTTCTTTGACATCTTCAATAGAGGAAGCTTCCTCCATATCCATCATCATATCTTCAAAATCTTCTTCCATCTTTTATCCTTAATACCCAAATGTTGCGTCTGAAACTTGGAATCCTGTACGGTGGTTATTTGAATCAAAGTCAAATAAATTACTGCGTGGTCTAGTCATAACACCATATCTAAGTGCATCATACAAGTGGTCTTCTGCATTTGTATCTACATCTTCTGGGTTATTTTTATCAAGAGGTAATGCAGGTAGCTGAGATATGGTATTAGTACAGTTGTTAAAAAATACCAGTCTAGGTTCCTCAGTAAACTCATCTGTTTGTAAACGTCTATGTATTTCATTCTTACCTGCTACACGAGATCCTCTAGATCTGTCAGATGGCCTCCACCGACAACCCTTTATAATCATCTGTTCAGCCAGTGATGGCCCAGTATCACCACGATTATGCCATAAACTAGAATCCAAAACACCATAGCGTATTTTCTCACCATCTTCAGCTTCTAATATCATATCTGCTAAATCTGTAGCAGTAACTTTAGATACATACATTTCTCTATATACAACTAGTTGCTCAGAGGGAGTTACAGTAAACCAAACAACTCCTGTATGAGAACCATATCCATAGTCACAAGCTCTAAACTTTACCCAGCTATTAGGTATATCATAGGGTTCTACTACATGTTCCCTACGGTTAAACTCTGGGAATGCAGCCCCTTCATTAATATCCCAGTCACCTTCTAGTAACTGCCTACGCTGATGCTCAGGTAACGACAGAAGGTTAGCTTCATACATACCATCTTCTGCTAAGTAAGGATTATCGAATAAGGTAGCAGGTATAAACCTACGTTTAAATAATGGCTTACCTTCTCGACTATGGCCTTTCGGCCAGCATATAGTTTCACCACTGTCTGCATCCGTAGCCCAAAAAGCTTCATTAGGAGTATTAGGGTCAATAAAAGTTTTCTTTACCCACTGATGACCCGGACCTCCGGGGTTACTAGTAGCTCTCATATACAGAGGTAAGCCACTAGCTCTAGTTGTTCTAAGTCGTGACCGCATGTAGTTCCAAGGGTATGGAGTAGGCCACTGTGTAAGTTCGTCAAAGCCAATCCAGTTAAAGGCTTGACCTTGGTATCTCATAACATCATCGTCACGGTCTAGATAAGACATCCAGAGAGTTGCGCCACTAGGAGCTACCCAAGTCTTATCTCGTTCCATAAATTTAATTCCGGGTACAGCTTTAGGGTATAGCTGTTTAGATACAGAAATAAGTTCTCGTAATTCTTCAGTGCTTCTACGTACTATTAACATCCTAGCATTAGGATTAGTTAAGTACCGTACAGGATCAGCAACTAAACTGTAACTCTTGCCACCACCTGCTGATCCACCATATAATACTTCTTGTTCAGTAGAAGCTAAAAATTCTGTTTGTGGTCCGGGGTTAGGCTCAAAAATAATATCATTATTATTTAAATCTTCCTCATAAACTAGAGACTGATCCTCTGAGATCTTTTCCACCGAGTCTTTGAGCTTCAAGCTTTTCCGCTTTTTCGAGCGCCGCTTTGTACTTTGCAGCGAGTTGGCGTTGGTTTGCAGCTTCTCTCTTACGCTTTTGTTCAATTTTAACTCTCTTCATTAAACCTACATGAGAGATATACCTATCAGACTGTTCACTTAACCAAGCTGCTACATCTCTATAACTATATTGCCTCAAATACTTTTTAGCTTCCTCTAGCAATTCTAGTTCTTGTTCTATAGGTATGAGTATATCACAGTCATCTGGGTCTTGTCTATACCCAAACGGTACATGTCTTCCTACCCTAACTACTTTTTTCCATTCAAAAGTTTCACTTTTTTCTGGTGCAGGTAGTTGCCAAGTTTTATTAATCTTCTTCATTTTTAGGTGGTAAAATAAATAATGGATTAGATGCTGTTACTTCTACTTTATCTGATGCTTTAAATCCACTACGATCTAATACATCTTTTGCTGCTGCCATTTTTTCTTTATTACCTAAATCGGTAGGACTATCCATAATTTGTTTCATGGAGTAAGCAGCTTTAACTGCAGTGGAAGAAATAAACTTTTTTGTACGTTCTGCAATTTCATCCTGTAAAGAATTTACAATAGCAGAAGTTGCGACAGTCTCAGCATACCCGGCCATTTTTCTAGCTTGAGATAAGTTGCCTTGAGCTTCTTCAAATAAAACATCAAGAAACTTTTGCTGTTTTTCTGTGAGGTTACGACTCATGTAATTTTCCTATGCGGTTTTACTTTGGCTCTAACTTTTTTAGGTTGAGCCACAAACTGCTTACCCGCCTTAGTGCCTTTTCGTTTTGCTCGTGATGTAGCGGCATACTCAGAAGAACTAAGAGACTTAATAGCCTTCTCAGGTAGATACCTCTCGCCTGTCGCCTTTGGACCTTGCGTTGATGGCTTACCACTTTTGGTTCTCCACTTCTGCTTAGTCCAAGCAGTTAGGCTCTTTTGACTTTTACTTTTTGGCATCGTGTTTCTTTTGTACAGGGAAGTTAGCAGTAAGAGATGCACCCTTATGAGGTACAAACTTATCTTTGTGTTTCATTAGTTTTAAGCCACCATCTTTTTGCTTCATCCAATGATAACCTTTAGGTGCATCTACTTTCACTACTTATATCCTCCACCTTTTGCCTTATATTGCTTTGCAACCATTTGGGCTTTCCGGGCGGACCATTGTCCGGGTGCTCCACCCTTCCCGCCAGCTTTGACGGAAGCAACAAGGCGCTTACGCATACTAGGCTTAGTATAATTACCCGCTGCATTAACCGTAGACTTTTTGCCTGATTTCACCCCTACTGATCCCCATATCATGCAGTTCTTTGTCACTCAGATTCATGAGTATCCAATAGTCTGCTCTTCGTTGTTGATTCTCTTGAATCGCTTTTAATACTTTTCTAAACATAGCACTACTCCTTTTATCTTGTGCAGGAGTAGTTTTACATATTTTATCCTATCATACTACAGATAAGATTGCAATGCCGCTATGCAATTATTTATCACTTAAATTTTTTCTTGTGTTCAGCTACACTTTCTTCTTTATATCGAGTGGTATATTCTTTACCCTTCCAAGTAAAAGTATAGTTTTTATTTGCCCTATTTCTAGCAAAAGCTTTACTAAAAGATTCATTAGTTGCTGGACCTGTTGCTGGACGTTTCTTAGGTCTTACCTTAGTTGGCTCATTTCTTTTATAGTCATCCCTACGAGTAGGTGTCTTACTAGGATCTTTTGCAGGTGTTGTCTTTTTTGTATCTTCTGTTTTCTTAGGTTTTGCTCTTGTTTTTGAAGGAAGAGTACGAGTAGGTGTTTTACTAGGATCTTTTGCAGGTGTTGTCTTTTTTGTATCTTCTGTTTTCTTAGGTTTTGCCCTAGTTTTTACAAGTGGTTTAGGTGATGTTTTATCTATATCTGGACCGGGAGTAAGTGTAGAAGTTCTCAATCCACCTGAAATTGCACTACTCTGCCTTTTCATTTGAGTATTCATTCTTGGTCTAAACGGAGAAGAATCTTTTGTTGAACTTGACTTAGGTTTAGCTATACTTGTAGTTACATTTGGCTTACTAACAGCAGATGGAACATTTGGTTTAGATACACTAGGCGCAGAGCTTGGTTTTTTAGGTACTGCAGAACTTTGTTTAGGTTTAGTTATTGGACTTGACTTAGGTGTATTACTGGGCTTAACCCTAGTATCTTTTAATACCTTTGCTATATTTTGTACTGTAACTGTTACAGGACTTTTAGTTACTTTTTTAGCTGCTTGCTCTGTAACTTTTTTACCGCCTCTTTTTAAAAGTTGCTGTACTATTTTTTTACCTGCAGTTGTAGCGGCAATACGAAATGCTTGCCCACCAACTACTACAAAAATTAAAGGTAGTGCCATTGTTAGCTCCTTGCTTTGCTGTTAGGTTTCATAGATGCACCGCAATTTGCCATACCACCTTTATTGTAACCAGATTTTTTCTTAGTCATACCACCATACATGTAGCCCATCTTAGCTGCTACCTTTGGTGCTTTCTTTTTTAATGCTGCCATTCCCGGATTCATTTTCTTTTTCATGTTCTTCCCTTTAAGCTATGATAAAGTCTACGATCTGTCCATCAGGAGTTCGTAACTTGTTTGGATTAGGATTATAAGCATACATCTGATTAACCAACTTAAGATCTTCTACTGGTGTATCAGGAGTAATTTTGTTAGGCTGCTCTATCTTATACTCTTCATTATTTCTACTTGATCTATCTTTGTCTGCTTTCTCAAAGATAATATTATCATGAGTTTGAAAAGGAAAGCTAGGTAAAGGGAAGTGAGAGATGAGAGTCATTAGGAACCCTTAACCCATTTCTTAGAGGGAGACTTAGTTTTACTACTACTCCACTTAACTTTATCTGCCCAGTAAGCTGCAGACATCTTACCCTTTTTAATGTTCTTGGCATGACGAGACTTAAAAGCTTCTCGTTGTCCTGCAGTCTGGTTAGTCTTAACACCCGCCTGACCAAACTTAATATACTTGTACTTACCACCTTCACTAGCCATAACGTGGTGAGACTTACCACTGCTATCGTTAAGGCGTTGGGGTTTGTTCACTCCCTTAAGCCCTACAGCTTTCATCTTGTTCTTGACTCGCTCAGGTATAGCCATTAGATCATACTCAATGCTTGGTCTAGGGTTTCTTTATTACGACGAGTCCAACCACGACCAAAGGTTTCAAAGGTACGTAGAGACTCATAGAACTTCTGACGTTGGCTGAAGACACTCTCGATAATCATCTGAGGTTCTTTGTTCATGACAGCTTGCAGAGTCATAGGGCCAATAGCCCCATCTGCTGTTGCTCCCACAGCACGTTGAATAGCTTTAGCTGGACGACCAGAGCCACTATTAACGGCCCAGTCAAAGGCACACCAGTCAACACCGCTAGGAAGATCATCACCTTTTACCTTATCCCAATAATTCTTCTTGTAGATAGGTGCTACATCTATAAATGTTAAGTCACGCATCTCTTGTTCAGTAGACTCACGACCAATCCACTTATCATATACCGCCTTAGTTACACCAAGGTTAGTCATACCACCGGGATCTTTAGGGTGATTTACAAATCCACCTTCATGATGTAATAGCATTGATAAACATTTGTCAAAGTTCTTTTTCATTTGTTACTTCCCAAAAAATTTAGATACTGATCTGATTCCTATAGATGCACTTACGATACCTCCAAGAGAATACTGATACCATGTTGGCATAGTTTCTAGTGCAGCAAAGCCAGCTTGAACAATATTATTACCCCAGTCACCACAAAATGCTAGAATCAGTGGAATTGAAAAGAGTAAAGTGATCCATTCGTCTTTCCAAGAGTTTTGAGTAGCGTTGATAGCTGCTAAATCCCAGTCAATCTCACCAGTAGCTTGCTTAACTTTAATTTCTGCGTTAGCTTTCTGTACTGCTACCTTACCATCTAGGTAAGTGGTAGCTAATCCTCCAACTGCTCCTAAGATCTGACCAATCATTTTTCGTTACTCAACCAAACTGCAAAAGCTCCAGTCATAGCACCAGTAACTACAGATATTAATGCTGATTGTTGGGTAGATAAGTCTGGTTGTGATAATGCCCACTCAATACAGCGAATATACATAGCAGTCATAACTAACATCATTAGTCTTGGCATGATCTTCCAAGCTAAAATACGTTCCATTGCTACTGTCATTCCCATTCCCTCTTTTTTCTAGGTTGAAAAACATCACTGGCACTAAGAAATCCTTCTAGGTACATAGCTCTTTCCACTCTGTCTAGAGAATACTTAGTGCCAGTGTCTTGAAATATTTTTTCCCTCACGTAAAAAACATCTGAACGTGGGATGTGGACTCTTCGGAGTCTACCTTCGTCCTCGTCGGCTAGGGCTTTGTAAAATTCCTCTAGCACATTATCTGAAGAATACATTTTTGGCAATTGATTGTCCTTAGTTATACGATTTTAAAAAGGGAAGTCAACACTTTTTACCTACGACAGTAAAAAAATCACACCATCCTTAAAGGATTTCCTTAAATATTAATTACTTACTATAATTATAATTAGTATTTAATATTTAAAGTACTACTCTAAGTAATACTTTAAGTAATTATACCGCACTCTAATTATTTGTCAACACTAAAAGTAAGAAATAATATTTAAATTAATTTAATTTTTCTTTACCACCATTAAATTTCTATATAAGTCCAGTTACCATAAAGTATAAGTCCAGATGTTCACAAATTGTTACAAACATTGCAACATACCTCACGTAATCCCCCAAGTATTCTACAATAACCTTTGCCTTTCGTAGCAATATTAGGCTTAACCCCTTGTTTTTACTAGGGAATACTATATATGGGCTGGTATTATTGTGGTTTCCAACTGAAAATACCCCCCTCTGTCATTATGGGTATATAGTATCAGCGTACCCCCCTATGGCCCATGCCCCCCGTAGCCTAGATGGGGCTTGATCACGCCTATAAATCCGTAGGATTCAGCAAGAATCAATGACAAGTCATTGAAATGTATTGTTTTTACAAACAATAAGGGATTCCCTTTATCAGATTACAAGGTAATCTCTTGGGAATTACAGGGCTTTGGTCTTTAGACCAAGATCATGGTCAAACCATAATATGGTTCAATCATCTGGGATCATGCTTGGGATCGGGATCACCTGCATAGCTTTTCCTTGCGCATAATGCTCACCAAAAGATCAAAAAGTTTCCCCTAAAGGGGAAGTTCAATCTCGGAAATTCCGAGAATGGGTAAACCCTAAAGGGGTTTAATTAGGGCTTGACAATCGGTTTGGGATCTGTCCTTATAAAGGGGTCGAATCGATTTGGTTCGGCATAACCCTCAATTCTCAAGGAGAATACCAAATGACAAATTCTGTAGCACAAGTAAACTTGGACGGCAAAGTTCGGATCGGCAAGAAAACATATACTGTCAAGGACAGTATCGATCATGTCGTTGCTAACAACGACACCATTAAGTCTTTAGCTAAAGACTTTGCCGATGCCGTCATTCCTCTCTATAGAGAGAACGGCAATTACTTGCTTGCCATGAAGTCTATGCTTGGAGATTCCAAGCAGAAATTCGGTGAATGGATCAAACAAACGGATCTTGCAAAGATCCACTTTTCAGATCGGTATAACATGATGCTGATAGCTTCCGAATGGAAGCTGGTTCAAGAGATGATGAAAAGCGGAGAGCTTTTCAAGAAGAATGGCGATCCACTGGGTCTTTCTTCTATTCAGAAGAAAATCGCAGAAAAGAAAAAACCTGCTGAAGAGCAGGTTGAAAAGAAACAAGGTTCTGCTGGTAATACCAGCAAAGGTAAACCAAAAGGCTCTAAAGAGCCTAGCAAAGCAGAAACGGTTCTAAAGAATACCGTTTTCGAAACAGTCGTTCCTAAGAACGAAGAAGAATTTGCAGTCCAAATAATGGACTGTATTGAAGCAAATGGCTTCAAAATGTCGGATGTCATTAAAGAGCTAATGGCTCTTACCAACAAAAAGTAAATCATTTAGCCCCCTTCGGGGGGCTATTCAATCTCGGAAATTCCGTGAATAACTTTAAATCGGAGATTTAAAATATGAAATATCGTGGTGTAGAATGTGAACTTGTCGAAGACAATTCAGTTATTTTTTCTGTTAATGGTAAACCATTAAACGATAAAATGAATAATCGACTGAAAGTCGATGACCCATCTAGACTAAAAGGTTTTATAGACTGCTTAATAGCAGTCGGATATATTTAAAGGAAGCTCCCTTCGGGGAGCTTTTTTTTTGCTTATACTTCTTTGAAGTATAGTGGTATTCACGGAAATTCCGAGAATACTTTTGTAAGCATGCGGCAGAAGGAGATCACGTCATGCAATTAGTAATATTCTTTGCTTGGTTATTAATACTTATATCTACTACAAGTATATTATTAATAGTAGCTTATACTACTATTAATCCTATAATATTATTATCATTACTACCTGTAGTAATATTACTTTCTGTTTTAGCTTTTGATCGGGGGTGATCATGCGGGTATGTTTTTATGATGATGAAGGGTTTATGTTTTCTTATCTTACTTGTCGTGACATGCGGCAAGTATCGAAGATACTTAAACGTTTCCCTAGTAATGCAAAACTAATCACGGAAAATCCGAGAATGAAAAGGAGAATGACATGCGGATAGAACACATTGCAGAGAACAAAGTATTTGTTCACAAGAAGTCTATGCTTTCAGGTAAGGTAAACTCTATGGTTTTACCTACGACTCAAGGTAAGATAGAATACTGGCTACAATCAGGTGAACTGATTCAGAATGTAATGCCTGACTTAGATGCCGAGCAACGTGAGTTTATTAAGACAGGTATCAGCCCTGAAGAATGGAATGACATGTGTGGAGATGAGGATGAGGAGTAAACGTGACAGGCAATCACTACGTGCCGACAAATATTGGCGGTCTATATGGCATCGACAAATGCTATTCAAAATAAAAGCCTTGACATCTGTTTCATCATGTGACAGAACTAAGGAAATTCATGGCAACAAGGAGTTAAGCCAATGTCCAGATCATACCTCGTCTATCAGTTCAGACCAGAAGTCTATGACATAATCAATGAGAACCCTCAGTCAGAGATAGCAAGGATTGCTTTTGATCTGAGGCTTCTCAATGAGAAGTCTGCAGAACAGAGTGTCAATGATGCTTTGTTTCATAACATGTATTACCCAACCAAGTTCCTGCATCTAGGTGTGCTATCTGAATCTGTTGACCCATTAGAGGCTGTCTTTGAAGCAGGAAATGGATATGGTAAAGCTAAGGTTACTACCCTTGCTAAGGGTGACACTAGCCTATCTGTAGGTAATATAATTGTACACTTGCAGCAGAACAAGGCGTACCTATGTATGCCTACTGGATGGCACGAGCTATCACGAGAGCTAGTTTTAGGCATCAAATTGTAATCACGGAAATTCCGAGAATGGAGAATCAAATGAAGACCGAGATATATTATAACCTACACAAGCATGTCTTTTCTGTAAGGAAAAGAAACGGTAAGGTTCAATGGCATACTAATAGTATTATAGCACACAAGCCTATCTTTGCAGTGCAACCTGCAGGGTGGGCGAAGACTCAGGATGAGCAGGTTAAGAATGTACATGCATTCGTTAGACCTCAAGAGGTTGAGGTGGATGCTGACCTATGGTTTCAAGATCCAGACTATGCCCTACCTCATGATGTAGCTAGGCTTGAACGTGTACGGTATAACCCATATCATGCGAATACATTTGTAGATGAGCACGATGAGCCGATCTACCATGCCGAGGTTGCTTATTTGTATATTGACAAACAAAATAAACCTGTCATAAAGGTATTCAGAACTTAAACGAAACATCCAATCACGGAGATTCCGAGAATGACTTTATCCACACAAGAACTAAATGATCTATTCAGAGAATGCAAAGACATAGGCATGGCCGCAACAGACAGACCGATAAATGATACTGAGAACCACACTGGTTCTTGTGACCACCGTACAGATTACTGTGATGACACTTGTTATAACGTTAAGTTATACAAGATGTACCCTAACATGGCTAAACGTGATGACAGATGCGAGACTATCTGGCAGAAACTGAACAAGTCTAACTCTGACTTTACTAAATTCTTTAGTCGTAAACGGTACGATACTAGTCGTGTTCGTCACATGACACGAGGTGAAGCATTCAAAGATGTGATTGATGTGTACCGTGTCAAGACTATGTGCCTACTTAACCCGGATACTACATGGTGGATTCCCACCAGAGCATGGCGTAATCCACGCCTCAAAGCTCTGATTGAGAAAGAGCTTATGCCTCTACCTAACTGTGCTATTAATGCATCTCTTGACCCATCCAACAGCAAAGCTGAATGGAAGATGTTGATTGATGATGATTGGAATATTATGTTCTATGGTGATGATGACTTGACATCTGATCCTGTCTATGGAACAAGAATGTTCCTATGCCCTAAGACTCACAAGGATCTCAAGGGTCACTGCAAGGACTGCAAGGCAGGTTGCTTTGCACAAAAGACTATCAACCGCACACAGATTGTGCATCTATCAGAGCATTAAGGAGAAACAAAATGCCATTTGATACAACAACATCATTCGTACCAGAGCACTTGGACTTTGAAGTAGAGTTTGAGGAAACTAAATTCAAAGACAAGAAGTATGTAATCAATACTAATACAGGTGAATACCTTGGTATTGTGGGCAAGGACTTTACTTGTGCAAATCATGGTGACTTCTTTCGTAATGTTGTAGACACTGCCACTCAGGAGCTAGAAGAGGGTGACTTACATGGTGCAGACTTTAACTTCAGGACTGCCCGTGGTGGTGCTTGGGCTATGCTTGACATCACATTACCTAGTATGAAATCAGTTATAGAAACTGATCGACATCAGACTGAGGTAAAGAACCGTATCATATCATTGCATGGCATTGATGGGTCATGTAGCAACCAAGTATTCTTTGGTGCTATTGATAGCTTCTGCACCAATGGGTGCATCAGTGGTGAGCATGACAAGGTTCGGAGAAAGAACACCTCTAACTTCTCACTTAGCTCATTCATAAATGAACTGTCTAACCTACGGTCAGACTTCTATGAGCAAGCTATCAAGATGAAAACATGGGCACAGACTAGTCTTAAACATGTAGATGTAGAAGCATTGCTAGAGGCAATGATACCATCAGAACGTAAGGCAAAGAAGATGTATGAACTGTACCGTACAGAGACATGCATGAGGGGTGAAAACAAGTGGGCCTTGTACTCTGCCTTTACTAACTATGCTACTTATGCAGATGATCGTAATGGATTTAATCTACGTAAGACAGGTAATGACACACAAGCTACCTCAATGTGGGGTAGAGAACAGGAGGTATCCAAGTGGGTTAGTGACAATCGTTTTTTACTCGCAGCTTAATCACGGAAATTCCGAGAATGGAAAGGAACTAAAATGACTCCAGAAGAAATCGCAAAAAACCACCAAGAGTGGGCAGACAAACGAGAAGCACGTAGGGTAGAACTGCTAGAAAGCACGTTACCTCTTCAAGAAGAACAAGTAGATGCAATTGAGTTTGCATACAAAGCAATTCAAGAAGCAGAAGATAATCTGCGAGAGATGCTTGACATTACTATAGAAGATGCTAGAGCTATATCTAGTGCAGAAAGTAAAATGAGGATGGCATTTCCTCACCTTTGCATTCATCCCTATCATGGGTCTTAATAATACAAACACAAAGGAGTTAAACATGTTTGTACTAGTAGCAACTAAACCACTCAATGACGGAACAAAAGGGTTTCGTTTCAACCTGTTAGGTAAGAAAGGATTGTACCGTAAGCGTAGCCGTAGCTCTCGTGGCTGGTTAAAGTATGAACCACTTAGTACTATGAATGCCTATCACTTTGGTAAACGTAGCTTGTACATTCAACATGCTTATGGACGTAAGCTGTATCACTTTGCAGGATAGTACATGGATTATTATGTAGTAGAGATGTATGTTGATGAGTTGGAAGAGTGCCTCGTAATGAGGTGCTCGACCATCGAGAGTGCTAGTCTCATCTGTGAGAAACTAGAAGAAGCATTTCCCAATGCTGTCTTTGACATCATGGACACTGAGCCTGTGATAAAAATGCGAGACTACAACTTAGAAAGGTATGAAGAGTTGCGAAATGTTTTGACATCTAAACCAAGAAACCCACAACTAATTGTGATAGAAGGGGGTAAGCGTTAGTGTTATGTATTATGTAGAAGTTATCCATAAGGATGAAAAGGTTGCGTCTACCTATCAAGATCTACTTTCGGATAGTGTAGACGTTGCTAACAGTCTGTCTTTTGCAGACTGTACTGTAACCATATACGAATGTATTAAAAGCCTATGCGATATGGAAAAGATTACAGAAGTTATGTCATGGAAAGATGACGGTTACAGATTATAAACTGTAGTAGGGTATTGCTATGTAGTACCCTACTATGATACTCTTACTTTTTAGTATTACTATAAGGATTATATATTACTATGTATAAATATACAAAGAAAGGAAACTTAAAGGCAGGTACTGTATGGAGATTTACACCACCACAAGATGCTATTGATGCTGGTGTTGTACGAAGACAAACATTTAAAGATGGACGTGCGGCAAGGTATGAAATACCAAGGCTAGTAGAAAAAGTAGAAGCATTTAAACGTGGAGATATTGTCGCAGGAAATATTGGAGCTAACTCTACAATACTACACATTTATAAATACTATGTTACAACCACACACTTTAAACAGTTGGCATATAACTCACAGAAAACATATGATCACACAATGAATGCTATAGCTAACACAAGTGTTGGCAGCAGGAAGTTAGGTCAGGTTAAGATCAAAGATCTTACTGCAATGCATTGCACTGAAGCCTATGAAGAATGGTGTGAAGATGTGAGTGTGTCAAAAGGGAATCAGTGTGCAAGAATCTTTTCATTACTAATAAATTTTTGTATCTCTATTGATTTAATTAAGTATAACCCCATGTCTAAAGTTCGTAAAAGAAAACACGAAACAAGGGATACAACATGGACACAAGAACAAGTAGAACAATTTCTTGATGTTGCATTCACTGACTTTGATTGGCGTAATGTAGGGTTGATTGTATTGATGTGCTATGAGTGGGCACAAAGACCCACTGATATAAGATTATTAAAGTGGTCTTCAATTAATTTTAAAGAGAAAAGGGTAAAGATAAAACAAACTAAACGTGGTGCAACAGTTGAGCTACCAATCTCTGATGAGATCATGGACATGCTCACCCAACAGAAAAAAGATTGGGACTTCCAAGACTATGTAGTGCCACATCAGAGGCCATCAGACGGTGCTTACAGGCCGCTAAACGTAGGTCAGGTATCATCGTTAGCAAATCAGATAAAAGAAGCTGCAGACCTACCATCTAATTTACTTGTCGGAGATTTAAGAAAGAGTGCTATCGTAGAAATGATTGACTCAGAGGTAGATCATCTAGCTATTATGTCAGTGACAGGACATCAGAATATCTCGTCACTAAATCCATATCATAAGCATACTTATGCCGCAGCTAAGTCAGCATTAGATAGGAGAAAGGGCAATGAAAAAACCTAACCCAATGGCTAAAGATCTTAGACAACCTAAATATAAACAGCAGGTAATACCTGATAAGAAAAAACCTGTACCTAAACGAAAACAAAAGCATAAAGGAGAAAATAATGAGTGAAGCTTTGACAGCACTTTGTATCTTATTATTTCTAATCTGTGGTATTATATGGATCATAATAAGTGAGGTAAACAAATGAGAGAACATAACCCAGAAACCGTAATAAGAACATTAAAGTATTTACTTGATGGTAGTAACGATGTTCTCAGTAGTAATGCTGTATCATCAACACATGGTTGTTTATACTATGATGTACATAATAGTTTGATAGATGCTGTAAGTTTATTAGGTGGTGATGTAGGTAAGTATGAATATGTTGACCCTGAAAATCCTGATATAGAAGGTAGGAATTAAATGATACAAACATTTTACATAGATCACATGGGTACTGACTTATCTGTAGCTAATGCAGCACGAGTAAGCTTCGGTAAACGTAGTGAAATGGATACGAGTGATGTATGGGGTCCACCTAAGTTGAAAGACAAGGACTCTAAGCTCATACGTTACTTAGCCAAGCACAAGCACATCAGCCCCTTTGGGCATTGCTTTGCCAGCTTCCATATCAAGGCACCTGTGTTTGTGGCACGTCAGCTAGTCAAGCATAAGTTCCTACGTTGGAATGAAATCAGCCGTAGGTATGTTGACCATGAGCCTGAGTTCTATCAGCCCACAGAGTGGCGTGGACGTAGTGTTGATAAGAAGCAGGGTAGTAAAGGCGTGGTAGATGTCGGTAAGATAGGTGACATCAGTTTAACCAGTAAAACCCTATACAACAGCCTGATTGACAGGGGTGTGTGCCCAGAGCAAGCACGTATGGTATTGCCACAGAGTATGATCACTGAGTGGTACTGGTCAGGTAGCTTAGATGCATTTGCAGACATGTGCAACCTACGCTGTAAGCCTGACACACAGTATGAGACACAGGTTGTGGCTGGACACATTGACACTGAGATGGCTAAGCTGTTCCCCGTATCGTGGAAAGCATTAAGGGAGAACGAATGATGAGAGGTAATATCAACGGTGCAATCAAGGCGTCTGCTATAGTCGCATTTATAATAGCAGGTCTACCAATATTGATTGCTATGACGTATGATGAGTTTCCACGTTATTGTAAGCAAACTATTTTATTACCATGCATAGGAGTAAACGATGAATGAATTTACAACATATGACATGCCGACTGCGCTCGCATCGTTTGTTAAAGGCGAGACTGTGTTCGTTTGCCACCCCGACGACGACGATGTGCCCATGCTATCTGAAAAAGATATCAAGGATTCTGATGGGCATTTATTCGTATTAAAGCGAGGTTTAGAATCAGAAAGGAGTGAAGATGTACGCAGTTCAGATTGAAATAGAAAAAGGTGAGTATACTTTAGTACGAAAAGAAAACCCTTGGACTTATGATTCAGAAGTTCTTATCTTTGAAACAAAAGAAGAGGCACAGGCTGAATTAACAAGGTGGAATACAGGTGTAGTAGTAGATTACAAACGATACATAAGACCTATGACTAAGGAAGAACGTACTAGATCTACTCAAAGGAATAGGACGTTTGTTACTAAGTGAGTACATACCGTACATAATTTCCTTATCTGTTGTCGTAGGTAGTATTGCATTCATTCCTCTTTGGCTGCTATACTTCGGTTTCAGAATTGTAAAAACCTTTATCAAAGGAAAAACAAATGTCAGATAATCCACATTCACCATGCCCTTACGAAGACTGTAGTTCTTCAGATGCATTTAATTGGAATGATGATGGCTACGGTCACTGTCACTCATGCAGCAGGGCATATCCGATGAAAAACATGCCAGCAACTTTTGACTGGGTTAAACAGGAGTACCCCTTGAAAGAACGTATCCAACCACAAAACATACAAGTCACTGGTGTTAAGTATGATGGCATCAGAGGTATTGATACCGATGTATGCAAACTTTACGGCATACAAATACAGACAGGCCCGAATGGTGAGGATGTGCGGTATGCATACAAGTACCCACACACTATTAAATATCGCATGTGTAATGACAAATCAAAGTCATGGGTCAAAGATCGGGGCTTAGGTATGAACCACCTGTTCGGCCCTGAGTTCAATGCTGGTACAGGTAAACGAATCTACCTTACAGAAGGTGAGTTCGATGCAGCCAGCTTGTATCAGATCCTCGGTAAGACATTCCCTGTAAAGTCTTTACCTTCTGCATCTATTGGTGAGAAGTTCATTAAGCACAATCTAAAATATCTAACCTCATTCAAAGAGATTGTGTATGCAGGTGAGCTTGATGATGCTGGACGTAGGGCCGCAGATAAATTGTATCAAGCATTCCCTGAGAAGTTTTACTATGTGCCTATGACAGAGTGCAAGGACGCTAACGAGTTCCTTGAGACAGGTAAGCATGAGAAGCTTATGTGGGCAGCACGATCACCACAACGGTACACACCAGAAAACTTCTTTTGTTCTGATGCTGATGTAGAAGCAGCAATCAAGAATGAGAATCCATATGAGTACGTACCAACAGGTCACACTGGATTGGATGAAAAGATCCGTGGTATGGTTAAGGGTGGATTGACATTCATCAAAGCCCCTCGTGGTACTGGTAAGACTGAGGTGATCAGATACTTTGAGACAGGCTTACTCAACAATGGTGATACATCAGTAGCTATGCTACACATGGAAGAGATGAAGTCCACCACATACCGTGCTATGGCTACATACCATCTGGGTGTAAATGTCAGGACTAAAGAGGATGCTGCCAACAACAACGTGTCAGAACAGAACGTCATTGAGGCTGCTAAGATTGCAACTAAGGGTGAAAATACAATCATCTTTGAGATGATGTCACACGATGATCCACTTAAGCTACTCGACTATGTACGTCTAGCTGTTACAGTCTATGGTGCTGGCTATATATTTATTGACCATGTACAACGCTTGGCCTACCTATCTAACTCAGGTGTGGATGGTGCTACCAGCACACTTACTACACTAGGCTCACGTATGGCTCAGTTAGCTAAGGAGCTAAACATTGGTGTGATCTTTATCTCTCAGGTCAATGATGATGGACGTACCAAGTATGCTGCATCACTTGAGGAAGAAGCAATCATATGTATTAAGCTAGAACGTACAGCAGAAAGTGAGGACGAAGTAGAACAGAACACAACAACCTTTATCGTAGATAAGAACAGACCTTTTGCTAAGTTAGGTAGGGCAGGATCAGTGTACTATGATCCAACAACAACCATACTAAGAGAGGATTTGTTCACACAAGAATCACAGGTGGCATAATGATATTTGATGTAGAAGCTGATGGCCTCTTGGATGATGCCACTAAAATACACTGCATGTCGTTCACTACAGATGGAATCCCTATGGGTTCTACCAGTGACTATGATGCAATGAGAAACATACTACTTAATCAAAAGGTTTTGATAGGTCATAACATTGTACGTTATGATGTACCATTATTAGAAAAGATCTTAGGTATTAAAATTAAAGCTAAGTTGTATGATACATTACCTATGTCATGGGTAATTAATACTGATAGACCTAAGCATAATCTTGATTCTTTTGGTGAAGACTTTGGTGTACCAAAGCCAGAGATAAATGATTGGGTAAACCTATCTCAAGAAGAGTACATACATAGGTGTCAAGAAGATGTTAAAATAACTAAAAGACTTTGGGAAAATCTTATCCAAAGATTCATGATGGTTTACAAAGATAAGCCTAATCTTGACAGGTTCTTACAATATCTTACCTTCAAGATGAAATGTGCTTATGCCGCAGAAGAAAGTGGTTGGAAGCTTGACCTTGATCTTGCTCAAGATTGTGTAGCTAAATTAAAAACTGAACAGGACGAAAAGATTACTGAATTAAAAACAGTAATGCCTATGCGTACTTTGTTTAGAAAGAAGTCAAAGCCAAAGGTAATGCACAAAAAAGATGGATCACTATCTAAGCAGGGTGCTGAATGGAATGCTTTACTTCTAGAGCATATGCATCCCTCTAACTATATCGGCGAAATAGAAATAGTAAAAGGAGTTGAAGAGCCTAACCCTAAGTCCAGTGATCAGGTAAAGGCATGGCTATTTGATCTAGGTTGGAAACCTTGTACGTTTAAGTTTGTTGAGGATCGTAAAATACCACAGGTACGAAAGAACGGTGAGCTTACTAACTCAGTTAAGTTGTTGATTGATGCCAACCCTACAGTCAGTGTACTTGATGGTCTTACTGTCATTCAACACAGACTGGGTATCTTTAAGGGTATGCTTGATTGTCAGGTTAATGGTTATGTCAAGGCAGAGATTGAAGGTCTTACTAATACACTAAGGTTCAAACACAAAAAGCCTTTAGTAAATCTTCCGGGTATAGATAAACCTTGGGGGAAAGAAATACGTGGTTGTCTTGTAGCACCAGAAGGTTATGTATTGTGTGGTGCAGATATGACATCACTTGAAGACACAACCAAACGACACTATATGAAACCTTACGATCCTAAGTATGTAGAAGAGATGTCAAAGGATGGGTTTGATCCACACTTAGACTTAGCTAAACATGCTGGGGCAGTAACACAGGCTGATATAGATAAGCACAACTCAGGTCAGATTAGTTTAAAGTCACTACGAAAAAACTATAAGGTTGTTAATTACTCAGCTACCTATGGTGTTGGTGCTGCAAAATTATCTAGAGAGACTGGTATGACAGAGGCAGAAGCTAGAAAACTTTTACATGCCTATTGGAAACGTAACTGGTCTGTCGCAGAGTTTGCTGCAGACAACATAAAGAAAGTAAAGCTTATCAATGGGCAGATGTGGGTACAAAATCCTGTCAGCAAGTTCTGGCATACTCTTCGATATGAGAAGGATGTATTCTCTACACTCAACCAATCTACAGGTGCTTACTGTTTTGATAAGTGGGTAGCTTACTATCGTGTAGCAAGACCTAATATCGTAGGCCAGTTTCATGATGAATCAATTAACCTTGTTAAGAAAGGACATGAAGAACATCATCAACGTAGGCTTGTTAATGCTATTAATAAACTAAATAAGGAGTTAAAACTTAATGTTGATCTAGGTATTGATGTGCAGTTCGGAAATAAATATTCCGAAATACATTAAAAAGTTCTTGCATGTACTTTTCAACACATGCTACAATTCAATTCTAGTCTTTAAAGGAGTTAGCGAATGGCTAAAATAACAGTAACAGGTATTGCTCAATGGGCAAAAGTATTTGAAGAAAACCGTGACCTTGATGGGTATCAGGGTCAGTGGCAAGACACTAACGGACGTTGTACTATCGAGATGATTCTCGATGAAGACAACACTGCCCGTGTTAAAGCTTCTGGATGTATGTCATCAGGTAAGGATGATCCAGAAGGACGAGGACGTGCATTCAAGTTTACACGTAAGTTTGAAACCCCCAATGATTGGGATGGTGGAGCACCTACAGTATACAAACCAGATGGTTCAGAGTGGAGCTTTGAATCTGATGGGCCAATTGGTAATGGTTCAGAGGTTCTAGTAGAGTTAGACATCTACAAAAACAAACAGTATAGTACTGTAACTACACGGCTTGAACGTGTTAAGGTTATGAAACATGTATCATATGATGGTGCAGGTGGTAACTCTGGGCCTGATCCTTTCACTAAGGATGTAACATCAGGTAGTGTAGCTGCGGCAGCAGCACCTAAAGCTGAACTTGTGTCAGAAGAAATCCCGTTTTAAGGAGTAGGTTATGCCTAAGATAGATACAATAGTCGAAGATATTTACTCTGTAATTGAAGGAAAGGGTGGGTGGGATAGAACAATTACAGAGTACTTAGCACGTAATATAGCTGACGTTGCACACGATAGGTTTAAGGAACCTCAGAAGCCCAGAGGATATTTAAGTTTATCCTCTGTGGGTTCACCCTGTAAAAGAAAGACTTGGTATAGAATAAATAAAACAGAGGAAGCTGCACCATTAAAGCCCCAGCTACTGGGTCTTTTCTTTTACGGGGATCTTTTAGAAACTCTTATCCTTGCCTTAGCGAGGGCAGCAGGACACGATGTACAGGGAGAACAAGACAGACTCTCTGTTCATGGTATCAAGGGTCACAGGGATGCAGTCATTGACGGTGTAACAATAGATGTTAAGTCTGCATCACGATATGGAATGCAGAAGTTTAAGAACCATGTGCTACGTGATGATGATCCTTACGGTTACATTAGTCAGTTGAGTTCATACGTTTATGCAGGTAAGGATGATCCACTTGTAACAGATAAAAAGCGTGGTGCCTTTCTTGTCGTACAGAAAGATACTTTTGAACTTTGTTTAGATACTTACGATTTCACCGAGGAGTTAAAAAATAAAGAGCAAGAGGTTAAGAAAGTAAAAGAAGTTGTGTCAGGTGAGTTACCAGAAGAACGTATTGCACCTATACCACAGTCAGATACATCTGAAAACACTAAGCTTACGTTTGCTTGTTCAGGTTGTGAGTACAGAAAGATATGTTGGCCTGAAGCAAGAGTGTTTCAATATGCTGGTGGACGTAAGGAGTATTTAATTGATGTGGTTAAGAAACCTAAAGTACCTGAGTTAATAGATTGAGTAAGCAGGGTAAACAGAAAGGCAGGTTAGGCCAGCAAGAGATCAGGGATGCTTTACTAGAAGCTTTCCCTGAGCTTGAGCCTGATGATGTTAAGTCCACTGTTATGGGCGATACTGGTGCAGATATACAGCTATCACCTGCAGCACGTAAGTTAATACCCATATCAATAGAAGTTAAACGTAGGAAGTCTGGTTTAAAAACTGTGTATGATTGGATGAAACAAGCTGACAATCACACAAAGAATCCACCTGTTGTTTTCTATCGCAGCGACAGACAAAAGTGGTTAGTTATAACAGAGCTAGATCATTACATACAATTACTCAGAGGTGACAATGACAAACAGTGACATGCAAGATAAGACTGTAAAAATTTGGGATGTAATATCTGGGCCGTACCCTTGTGACATTCCTGATGCAGAAGATGTACATTTTAATCTGTGTAAGGTAGAGGTAGATGGCAAGATAGAATCTGTAGAATATTTCTTTGATAGTTTTAACGAGGCATACGAAATGATAAAGTACTTTCAAAAGAACATTGAACCTATTGAGATTGAACATGGTGATTGACATGAGGTGTTTGTTGAGTATAACTAGGAGTTTCCACCATGAAATATGAGGTGACTTTAAATATTGATGTAGATCCAGCGGCAAACTTTTTTGAGTCAGATCCTAGATTTAATCTGAACGTAATCCAAGAACTCATACAGGGAATACTGTATGACTTAGATGATATAACTGTAACAAACTGTGAGGTAAAAGCAGATGACTAAATTAACACTAGATGAAAAAGAATATGAGATTGAAGACTTTACTGACGCTCAAAAAGAGATGGTTAATATTCTTAACCTTGGGTCTAACTCTTCAACTCTTTTGAATCACATGCTGCAGTGTGTAACTGCAATTCAACAGATGAAAACAGATGAGCTACGTCAATCATTAGAAGGTGATAAGGATGATCAATCGAAGTGATCTAGAAGCGTTTGGATATTTTGATATGTTTCAGAACAGTCCAGACTATGAGAAAGATCCAGTCCGTTTCTATAGTCAGTTTGTAGAGGACAAGATACTTACTAAGGGGCGTGATCGTCTCGTAGAAAATACTCTAGGTCTGTCAGGTGAAGCAGGTGAGGTATCTGAAAAAGTAAAGAAGCTCTTTCGTGACAAGAATAGATTCAGTGATGAAGATATATTGAAAGAGTTAGGTGATGTGTTGTTCTACACAACAGCCTTGGCAAACATCTTCGGTGGTAATCTACGTAAGGTTATGGAGATGAACATGGCAAAGCTAGATGACAGAGAGCAACGTGGTGTACTAAAGGGAAGCGGAGATAATAGATGAATAACTACCTACCAACAGACTATCAATCTTTCATCCATACTTCACGGTATGCACGATGGCTTGAAGATGAAGGGCGAAGAGAGTCTTGGGGAGAGACAGTAGATCGCTACATTAACAATGTAGTAGGGAATAGGATCGATGAGAAAACTAAGGATGACTTAATGTTTTCCATTCTCAACTTAGATGTCATGCCCTCTATGCGAGCCATGATGACTGCTGGTCCTGCTGCTGATCGTGACAATACTTGTATGTACAACTGCAGCTACCTACCCGTAGATGACCCTAAGTCCTTCGATGAGGCTATGTTTATCCTCTTGTGTGGTACTGGTGTCGGCTTCAGTGTTGAAAGGCAGTTCATTAGTAAGCTCCCTGAGATCCCGGAGTTGTTTAATAGTGACACTACTATCGTCGTCAAAGACAGTAAGGAAGGTTGGGCTAAAGCTCTTCGTCAAGTTCTTGCTCTCCTCTGGGCTGGTGAAATCCCTAAGTGGGATGTAAGTTTGGTACGTCCTGCAGGTGCAAAGCTTAAGACCTTTGGTGGTCGAGCCTCTGGTCCAGCACCTCTTGTTGAGTTGTTCAACTTTGTTATCACTACCTTTAAGAATGCACAAGGACGTAAGCTATCTAGCATTGAGTGTCATGACATTATGTGTAAGATTGGTGAGGTAGTTGTCGTAGGTGGTGTACGTAGGTCAGCTATGATTAGTTTATCTAACTTGTCAGATGATCGAATGCGTCATGCTAAGTCAGGTGCATGGTGGGAGAATGATCCACAACGTGCCTTAGCTAATAACAGTGTTAGTTACACAGAAAAACCAGATGCTGTTTCATTCATGAGAGAGTGGATGGCATTAGTAGAATCAGGGAGTGGAGAACGTGGTGTATTCAATCGTCAAGCAAGTAAGAAGCAAGCTGAAAAGAATGGTAGGCGTGATCCTAACTACGAGTTTGGAACTAACCCATGCAGTGAAATCATCTTGCGTCCTAATCAGTTCTGTAACCTTACAGAAGTTGTTATCCGTGCCACAGACAGTCTCAAAGATTTGGAAAGAAAAGTCCGTATGGCAACTATTTTGGGAACCATACAGTCTACATACACAAAGTTCCCCTATCTGCGAAAAGTGTGGTCTAGAAATACAGAAGAAGAGCGACTGCTTGGTGTGTCACTCACAGGGATAATGGACAATCCCTTGATGACTCTAAAGAATAAAGGTTTGGAGAAGACTCTTGAACATCTTCGTGGGATCGCTGTATCTACTAATGCTGAATGGTCTGACCGTCTTAATATACCTGTTGCTGCTGCAATTACATGCGTCAAACCATCGGGAACAGTCTCGCAACTGGTGGATAGTGCCAGTGGCATACATGCTCGCCACAGTACCTATTATATCCGTACTGTCCGTGGTGATAATAAAGATCCGCTAACACAATTTATGATTGACCAGAGAATACCTAGTGAGCCTTGTGTTATGAAGCCAGATCAAACCACAGTGTTTAGCTTTCCTGTTCAATCTCCTAAAGGATCTGTAGTTACAAAAGATATGACTGCGATAGAACAGCTAGAGATATGGCTTGCATATCAACGTTCATGGTGTGAGCATAAGCCAAGCGTTACAATAAATGTCCGAAAGGATGAGTGGTTTGAAGTAGGTGCGTTTGTTTACAAACACTTTGATGAAATGTCAGGTGTATCTTTCCTACCTTATAACGAACATACTTATCAGCAAGCACCCTATCAAGACATAGGTAAGCATGATTACAAAACTTTGTTATCTTGTATGCCAGAGACTATTGATTGGACTAAGCTGGCTTCGTATGAAAGTGAAGACAATACTGTAGCAATGCAAACTATGGCTTGCTCTGGTGACGTTTGTGAAATAGTAGACATAACATAAAGGAGAAAAATATGTTTGAAGTAATGACATTTATTGCAGGTGCAATAGTAGTAGCAGATCTTGTTATCCCACTAGCAGTGGATATGATCTCAGGTATGTTCTAATGTATGTGCTAGTGCTCATCATGACCTTTCAAGGAGATATGAAAGTACAAGCTTTCCACTCTCTGTTTCCAGATTATAAAACCTGTATGCAAGTAGCTACAACAATGGAAGATAGATTGGTGAGCACTAAGCCATCACCAGATGCTACAGCAAATACATATTGTTTTGAATTACCTAAAGGTGCGTAATGCAACTAGAATTATTCCCCATAGTTGAGAGTAAATCAGATGGAGATGTTCAATGTAGAAACTGTAAAAAATATTTACCCCTAAGTAACTTTAGGCACAGGTCAGACAGATTAAATAACTACAGGGTTAAGTCTTGTAAGACGTGTGAAAAAGAGGAGAACTTAATACTAAAAAATCTTCACAATACTGCACCAAAGAAGCTTGGTTTTTGTGAGTGTTGCAAAGAAGATTTTGATAATAAAGACTTGAACTTAGATCATTGTCATGATACACTTTCATTCAGAGGTTGGCTCTGTGGTAAATGTAATTCTGGTATTGCATTGCTAGGTGACAATAAAGAGGGAGTTCAAAGAGCACTAAAATACTTAACTGGTAAATAATAAGGATACTAAAAATGGCAGTAAGAAAAAAGTTTAATCGTTCTCTTTACAAAGCCTACGATGGTAAAGCTAAAGAAGCTCTGATCAAACACTTAGAATCTAAAGGTCATACAATTCTTCAAGATAAAGAAGACTATTACGCTGATGTAGTGTCAGAAAAAGATGGGTACACTTACTTTAACGAAGCAGAAGTAAAGGTAGCATGGGATGAGGATTGGCCTGAGCATTGGGCTGAGATTAGAATACCAGAAAGAAAACAAAGACTACTAGATAAATACGAAGGAACAAATGGAGTTCTTAACTTCTATGTATTTCGTAGCGACATGAAACAGGCTTGGCGTATTAAAGATACCAAGCTAACACAAGAAAGTTTAGGAGAAGCAAAAGGTAGGTACATACGAAAAGGAGAATTGTTCTTTCACATTCCTTATACAGAAGCGGAGCTAGTAGAAATACGATGAGTTATGATGCGGTAAATAATCCTGCCCACTATAAACTAGGTGATGGCATTGAGTGTATTGATTACATTAAACAGGTACTTACACCTGAAGAGTTCAAGGGTTACTGTCATGGTAATTTAATTAAGTATCAACACCGTCATGGGTACAAAGGTAATCCTGTTGAGGATATGGAAAAAGCTGAGTGGTACTTACGTAAAATGTTAGAGGCTATGAAGGAGATTCGTAAATGAAACCTTTTCAAAAAGGTATAGAAGCATTTAAAAAAGGACGGTTAGGGAATCCCTACCGTCCTAATACTAAAGATAATCGTGATTGGGAGTTTGGTTTCAACAGAGCCTACTTTGCAAATCTAGAAAAAGTTTTAGAGAATGAAAACAAAATTAGAAACAGAAGCTAAGAAGTACGTACAAAGCAAACGTACCCCCAAAGATACTAAACCATTGACTGCAAGACGTTACCTAGCTGGGCAAGCCCTAGCTGGGTTGCTTGTTAATAGCAGAGGATCTCAGATGGTAGATATAAAGAAGGCTGCATATGAGTGGGCAGACTACATGTTAGATGACGATACTAGTTAATACCTTTTGGATTCATAGCTTCTGTTCTAACCATTAATATCTGTCGTCTTTCTAATTCATTTGCAACGCTTTCAGCGTCAGCAATGTAGTCTTGAGATGTGCTATACTTACCATTGGTGTGAGCGGAAGCTGCTTTATTAAATTTTTCTGCTCCATATTGTGCACGTTTAAGATAATAAACATTTCTTAAATAACCTGCAGCCTTAACTGGATTTTTTGCTAACATATTAGACAACATATCTGTTGCAAGATTAACTTCTTTTTTAATTTCGTTGTCAACAAAAGCTTTAAACTGTTTCCTCTTTTCATCTATGTCTGTAATATTATCATAAGTTTTTTGAGTTGCTTTTGCACGAGTGGGTACTGGTTTTGATCGGTAGCTCTCAAATCTTAAGTGTAAATTTTGAGACAGTCTTGCACGAACAAAGTAATCAATGACAGGATTATCAACTCTACTGCTACCATATAGTTGATACTCTTTTAAACCTAGTTTATTTATTTCTTTTTCTATTTCTGTTTTAGGTGGTGAAGAGGACAAGCCAGTAAAAGTTTTCTTTAGTGGATTCATTTTACCAATAGCATTAGGATTAAAGATACCGTAGTAAGGTACGTCATATCCTTTTGCAGAACCTTCCTGCGAATACTGAAGCTTTGTACCATCTAGCATTGCAGCATAGTCTGGTAAGAATCTAGTTGCCCTACTTGTAAAAGTTCCTTGAGGTGTTTCAAAAGAACTAACATCAGTTCCCTTAGCTAAGTCTCTTGTGTATGGAGCACCAGCAGATTCATAAGTTGTTTGACCTTTAATATCTTTAGCCAACTGAAAAGGTATCGGGTAGGTAAACGTAGATACAATGTTACCAGCTATTTTTTCTAGCTCTTCTGTTACTCCATCCTCTCCCCATGATTTATAAAGTTCTCTGAGTCCAGATATATCTGCACCCATGTCATTTAATCCACCCATAACAGATCCAACTTCACCAAGCGGCCCAAAATCTCCTTGATCCATAAGGCCAAGGTTATTATTGTATCTGTACCATTGATCACCAATAAATATTGGGGCGATTATAAAACCTAATGACGATGAAATATCTTCATCGCCTTTAATCTCATTTTCAAGAGACTTGTAATCTATCTCACCTTTTTTACTTTGAGCGAGTACATATCCAAGTAGTATTAGACTGCCTCCAGTTACTTGTCTTACCCTTCTATCCTCTAAAGATTTATAAGGATCACCAGTGATATGTTTTATTTTTCCTTTACCTATATTTGGTTTTTCCAGTTTGTTAATAATTTCACCTAATAATGGGGTGTAGTCTGCAATCATTTCAATATGGTTAGCTACATATCTAGGAAAAGGTACACCAAAAACTCCTGACATTAAGAAAGGAAGTTTTTTATTTACATCTGAAGCCATTCTAGCACCTGCTCCAAATATAGACTCATCTCCCATGTATGTTCTTTGCATTGTAAATCTGTTAGCATCATCTAACGCTTTATCTACAATGTTTTTATCTAGTTTATCTAGTTTACCTTTATTAATAATAAAATCTTTTACATTTGTACCCAGTTCTTTATTATTTAATGTACGTAACTGCCTGTCTAAACTTCCAAAGAATGCAGCCTCTTTAAACACAGTATCTGTAGCAGTGTTTAATATGTTTACAAATCTACCTGCCTTAGCAAAAGCGGATTGACTTTGACCAGACATCTCAGATCTCATAGTCTCATGAAATGTTCTGGCGTAAGAGTCAGGCATCTCTAGCTCTAGCATTTCTCTTGCCACTTGTGCAGTTGCACTATCCATAGACATGCCACGAAGTGTGGCAGTCATATTACGAACAGTATTACCTAGTCCAGCACCCTCTTGACGAGTAATTGTTCTATACATTCCTCTGTAGAACTCATCTGACATTTCAACCGCAGCTAATAAAGCAGTAGAAGTAACGTTACGTGCTGTAGTTGCTGGCTGAGATGTCATAAATGCGATACGCATTTGATCCATCTCTTGTAGGGTATAGTAAGCTCCTTTAATTGCCTTACCAGTAGCACTACTAAAAGCAGAATTTTTAACTACGTTAGCAGTTATTTCTGCAGCTTTTAAATCATCTATTGTAGACAACCCTCTTGAAGATAGTTTATTTAAACTTGCACCTAAAACTTCTGATTCCGCTACTTCTGGAGTCTTACCTACTGCCCTAGATACTTTAGAAGCTTCAGCAAGTTTTTTACCTGCCTCAGAAAGATCAGCTAAATAAATTAAAGAGAACTGTTCTTTAGTTAAGTCATACTTTTCCATTAAATCTGGTACAACTTTTGTTACATCTATATCTCCACCATCTATTAGCGAAGATATCTTAGATGTAATTCTTTCATTTGGTTTTAAATTAATTGTATCTGCTAACTCTATTGTTGCTGCAGTAATAGATCTGAGGGTAGTTAAATCTAAACCAGAACTAAGAGAAGCTTCGACAGAAGTATCAAGCAAAGATTGTTTAAGTGCTTCACCCTGCTTAACTTTATCTGGATCTAGTGCATCTTTTAATACACCTTTAGATCTGTCACCTCTTCTGGCAGCTAAGGTAGCTTCCATATCTAATGTTCTATTTACTGCGAAATTACTTCTTTCAGCACTTGCATTTTCTAAAGTTTCTTTAGACTTAGCATTAGCTTTCTTAGCATTAGCTGCATTAGTTTTTTGTTGCTTACCGATTAACTCTTCAACATTAATTGCTTTTTTCTTTGTTAGTAATGCACCTAAGCTACCACCTGCAGCACCCAGAGTAGCACTGAGGGTTGTATCCTTAGCTAAGTCTGCTGTTGTGTAGTCGTATCCTTCTGTGTAAGCTCCCATATCCGATAGGTCTTCACGAGTCTCTCCTGCTGCACCAGCGGTAGCTGCACCAATAGCACCCTCTGTTACAGCACCAGTGACAGCGCCTTTAATCATTACATTCTTAGTAAAGTAATCTTTTAATTGTTTACGTACTAATATCTGAGTACCTTTTGTAGCTGCTTTAGCTGCTGCTTTAGATAAACCAAAACTACCCATACCTAAAAAAGTAGATGGAGATTTAATTATTGCCTCTGCATAGTCAGCAGTAGCAGTGTCTCTCCATCCAGCAGTTTCTGTTTTACCTACGGACTCTACATTATCCCAAGCTTGAATAAGATTACCAAAGGACTGCTTACCCAAAATGTTTGCACCTTTATCTCTTACATAGTTTAAATCTTTTAATGCAGTTGCATCATGTGCAGATTGAAACCGCATATGTTCGGCAAACTTTTGAGCAAGCTTTTCAAAACCTTGTTCTTTCATTTCTCTTTTGGACATATTGTATCTGCCACCAGAAAAAAATCTGACAAGATCCACTTTAAAATCATCTTCTTTAACAAGATCCATAAAGTTTTTTTCTTCTATGTTTTCTAAATAAGAAGTCACAACAAGTCCTTTATTGGTTTAGTGCATTGTCTAATATATCATCTTCATTTTGATTCGTTCTCGGAACTTGATTAGTATCTTCAGGTGGCGGGGTTAAAGGAGGAGGAACTACAGGAGCAGGTAAAGATGTTGTATTGCCATCTGTAAATGGGGGTACTACGACATCTTCCAATTGATTTCTTGGGTCTGTTATCTGCGCCCTAACATTATCAATAGCTTTATATAAAGCTAATTCAGGATCTCCACTATAATATGGACTAGAGTAAGCTTCTCTATAAACATTTTGAAGCTCTGCTAGTATCCTACTTCCATTATCTGGATCATCCCAAACCCACTCATCCATATCAGAATTAAAGTTCCCTATAATCCTGTCTAGCCCATTTACAATTAATTTATTTACAGTATTCATATCTGAAGGTGGTATATTTACAGCACTTCTTAATGGTACATTAGCTGAAGGTATTTTAATGTTACTACTATCAGAAGGTATTTTACTATATATTTTTTCAATATCTTCTATTTTTTTATCTGGATCAAATGCAGCCATTGCAAGTTGCATTTCTAAATCTTCAGGAGGAAAGTCTGTTCCTAGTAATAAACTATTAGCTAGGATTTGAGATCTAACTTCTTCTGGGTACTTAGATAAAACAGTTTCACTTATAGCTTTAATATTATTTCTATTTATTTCCGTCGGTTTTAATTTACTAAGGTGATTTAAAGCTACATCTAAATCTCCGCTTGCATCCATTATAATTGCAGCTTCTTTAGAAATACCAAAGTTACCAGCTAGTTGGATCTTAGACATCTTTTCTGCACGTTTTTTTCTAAGTGCTTCTAGTTTTTCTGCACCACTTTCCATAAGATATTTTCTGCTATTAAGAGACATCTGTTTAGCAAATGCATCTCTAGCATCTCTATCTTCCATCTCTCTTTCAGCATATCCTGCCGCAACTTGTTTCCAATTAAACATCAGAACTTCCTCTACTCATTAAACCTTTTGGTTTTTGATCTACAACTTCTTCTTCTGTCGTACCTTTAGACTCAACAGCTTCTGACATTTCTTTTACTAACTCATAGCCAGAATCTTTTTCTTCATCAGGTGTGTTAGCTACTGCTTGCCTTAGTAAAAGTTTAACCTTACTTTCATCCTTTTGTTTTTGACCTTCTTCATCAGTAAAGTATTCTTTGTATTCTACTCCTGCATCTTCAGCAACAGAAATAAAATACTCATGTAAGACAGGTGCGACAATCATACTTACATCAATGCTATGCAACCCACCCATAACAGCAGTAGTTAATACTGTTTCAACTAAAATATTAACAGGCATACCTGATTCAAGTAAAAGTAAAAGGTTATCTAAAGAGTCTGGCTTGCTTAACCTATCTAAGTGATAGGCAATTACCTCATCTATATCAACCATCTCTGAAGGTCTTTCCCAAGGAAAATTCTTAGGTTCTTTAGTTAAAGATTGACCGGGAATAGCTGCCTCAAACATTACATATTTCTCCTGTAGTACGCATCAATACTTGCTTTAGTTATATTACCAGTCTCTTTATCTCTCCAACCCGGATTTTTATTCCAAGCGTCTGAACCTTTTTTATAAATAATTGTATTAGGAGAAGCATTTCTTTTTGCAGGTGCAGCTTGAAGTAATCCTAAGCTATAAGTACCATCATACTTCCACTTTTTTAAATACTTTTTATATACTAATAACTGTGAAGATGGTGGCATATTTCTAATTTCTTCTGGTGTAAATCCTAATTCAGCAGCAACCTTTGGTATAAACTGAAAAAGACCAGATGCATTTGTATCTTTATTTCTAGCCTTTGGATCAAAGTTAGATTCACCATCTATAATCCTAAGCAACTCATACCTACTTACATTTGGATATTCCTGTAAAATAGATTCAAAGTTTTCTTTAAACGTAGAATCCTCAAATAATTTTTGAGCTTGCTCATCTAGGCTTGGATCTAATCCACCCTCATCTCTTGATCTAGGTTTAAGTTCACCCAGTTCTTTTTTACCTGTGCCTATGTTTTGTATTGCTTCTTCTCTTGCGGAGTCTAAACTTTCCAACCAGTTGTTTACTATTTTATCTGGTGTTTCAGTACGTTGATTTAATATGTTAGACATATTTTCTTTAGTTGCAACACGAGTTTCTGCAGGGCTAAAAAACCCTTTTCTACGTTGCGTTGCCTTACTGCTTTGTTTTCCAGCAAGCCTACGAGATGCCCTCATATTTTCTATAACTTCAGGGTTATAAAGTTGTTTCATCTATTTCTCCATTAAAGGTAAGTAATTACGTCACGTAATCTTTTACCCAATCCCTAATCCATCCACCTATACTTTTATCTGCTTCTAAATCTGCACGTAATGTAGCTGCACTTAAAGTTGCATCTGCTGACATTTTTTGAAGTACAATATTATTAATTCTATCCTCTGCACTTTCCGCTGCAGTAAAAGCATAATCCATAAGATCACGTTCACGTTGCCATACCGCATCTATATTAGAGGCAGTCATAGCATTGATAGTTGCTGCAAAGGTTGCATTGCTTTCATTCTGTGCAGCAGTATTTATTGTTGCTAAGTTCTGTCTCCACTGAGCATTAGCCTGTGCTACTACCAAACTGTTAGTTGCATTAAACTGATCTCGTTGTTGCTGAATGCCAGCATTAAACTCACGAATAGAATTGATCTCATCAATGTTAAACTGGTTAAGTGCATTGGTTTGTGCAGCATTAAACTGACCAGTTTGGTTAGCCAACGAAGAGAAGAACTGTCTGGTCTGGTTTTCATTAGCAGCATTAAACTGTGCAGAAGCATTATCAGCAGCTTGATCTGTAAACAACGACTGTATATTTTGTTGTGATTTAAATATAGCAGTTTGTTGTTCGTTAGTCAAGTTCGCCATGTTCATGCTAAGGAAGTTTTGTGCTTGTTGTACAGCAGCCTGTTGTCTGTTGTTCAGGTTCTGCATATCCATACCAGCAAGCTGTGCTGCATTCTGCAGTGTAGTTGCTTGATTAGCATTAAGGTTAGCTAACCCAATAGATTGCATTAACTGAGAGTTTGCAAGCTGTGTTTGTTGATTAGTGGTGTAAGTTAAACTATTAGCTTCAGCAAACTTTTCTGCGTCAAGTACAGCAGCTTGTTGTTTATTGTTTAACTCTTGACCTCTGAGAGCCGCTTCTATTTGAACATTAGCAAGTGCTGTCTGTTGACGGTTAGATAGTTCTGTAACATCTCTTTGTAAGTTGTTAGTCGAATTAAATATTTCTGTTTGTTGTTCGTTAGTAAGTTCAAGGTTACGTTCTTGTAGTACACTAGAAACATTAAACAGTTGAGTCTGTTGTCTAACATCTAAGGCTTTACCTTCAAGAGCAGCTTGAGCTTGAGCATCTTGCATAAAGGCTTGTTGTTTAGCAGTAGCATCAAAACCTGCAGCAGCAAAAGCTTGAGTAGATTCAAGCATAGCTACCTGTTGATCATTACTAAGTTCTTGCCCTTGTATTGCCGCACGTACTTGTAAGTTACTTAAAGCAGTCTGTTGTTCATTACTTAAATTAGACATCTCTACTTGCAAGTTTTCACTTGATTGCTGTAAGGATGCTTGCTGAGTATTAGACAAGTTTATTTTATTCATCTCAGTATACTTTGCAGCATTAGTCAAAGTAGTTTGAGTGTTTATATCTAAGGTTTTATTTTGCAATGCAGCTTTCATTTGAGCATTAGAAAGTACGACAGACTGTTGATTACTTAAACTTTGAGACTGTAGTGCAAAAGAGTTAGTAGAATTTTGCAAAGCAGTTTGCTGCTGATTACTTAAATTCTGCAGCGTAATATTCTGTTGTGCTGCAGAATTAGCTAAAGAAACTTGCTGTCTGTTGCTTAGGTTTTGCATTCCTACCTGTTGATAGAATTGTGCATCCTGTGCAGCAATAGGTATAGCAGCTTCCATAGTAGCCTGAACAATAGCTGCACCTGCCATAGAGCTACCAGCTAGTCCTCGTGAAGCCATAGCAGAGTTAGCTGCTCGCATAGCCCCTGCTGCCCATACAGGAGTACCATTCTTAAACTGTTCCATCAGTTGATTCATCTGACCTTGAACAGTCTGAGCAGGATCTACTGTGCCTTGTGCTGCAGTAGCAAGCATTGTCTGTGAAAAATTACCTTGGGCTGCTTGCATTGTAGCTTGTTGATTTAAAGTGCTCATAGTTGCTGCAATAGAAGTTACAGCTTGTTCAGCACCAATAATATTATTAGCATTAGCAAGCTCTTGTGCGCCAACTGTACCTTGAGCACCTTGCAAAGTAGATTGCCACATAGATTGAGCAGCAGAAGCATTGGGTATTACAGCAAGTTTAGCTGCATCTTGTACGGTTGTTTGAGCTTGTTTGGCAGACTGAGTGGGGGTTAATGTGTAAGCATCTTGAGCTACAGCTTGAGGGGCTGCTGTTGTAAACTTAGCAGCCTCTGCTTCTTGATAAGGAGCTTCAAACTTTTGATCGTCAGCTTGAGGCATAATACCTACTTTAGCAAACTCAGTCATCTCCTGTGGAGATACTTCTCTAGCTCTTTCTTCTGCCTGTTTTAAATAGTCAGTGTCGAACTGTGATGCAGTTGGAGTAGCTCCAGCAGAGAGTTGACCTTGTTGAGCTTGTACTTGTTGCTCTTGAGGTATAGCTCCTTGAGCAGCTTGCAGCCCTGCTGTTTGTTGCATTACGTAAGGGCTTACAGTAGCAGCACTGTACGTTGATGCAGGTGTATATGCAGGTAGGTTAGCAGTCTCTACTGTCGGTACAGTAGCAGCAGTAGCTGTAGGTGCTGCAGCCCCAACCTGACCTGCAAGAGTACTAATGTCTTGTGTAGGTAGGGGTTGCATATAGTCTACACCTGCTTGGATAGGCTGCATAGTCTGTTGTACAGCTTGTCCAAATGCAGGTGTTACAGAACCTTCGTAAGTAAACTCTTCGTCAGAAGCTACAGGTACTGAATACTGAGGACCACGAGTAGGGGTAGGAATAGGGGCATCTTCTGGGGTAGGATATATAAGCTTATTTCTTAGTTCTTCTTGTGTCGGTTCCCTAAAAGGCTCTTCATCAGTAGGAAGTGGAGTTGTTTGTGCTCTTGTGTAGCCGGACTTGGCACGTATAGCATAAAGATCTTCAAGATTAATGCCCATAGCTTTAAGACCTTCTTCCTCCGATTTACGCCTTGCTATTGCTTCTTCTTGTGATAATCCACCTCTTATTGCCACACCACCTTGATTCATGCCCATCATAGCTTGTTGGTACTTACCCATACGAGCAGCAGCACCGGGGCTGGCCTTCATAAAGTCATTAAGTGCAGGTCTAGACTTTGGTCCTTTATAACCAAGAAACTTTGTAGCTAGTTGGTATTCAGCATTTAAAGTACTATCACTATCACCACCTTCAGCGTATCCTACGACACCACCTTGGTTCATTCCCATTTTTCTATATCCCTCTGGCACATAGCTTATTGGTTTACCATCTACCTCTGTCACAGGGATAATACTACCTTGATCATTAGAATAGTTTACAACTGCAGTACCACCAGATGTAGGCATAGCCATTTGTTGAGCCATCATTGGAGATGTAACCAGTGCTTGACTGCTTGTACCTGTACCTTCTACTGTAGGTGCAACCTCACCCTCAACATAACTAGGGGGATTATACACTTCAGCAGTCTTAGCTTCGTAAGGAGTTGCTGGTAATTGAGGTTGTACAGGCTCACCAATAGCAGGTGGCATAGTAGTTGTAGGTTGTGAAAACCCATCGCCATAAGAAGGTACAGTTTCTTTTTGTTTAGCAGCCTCTAATGCTGCTTGTTGAGCTTGAGCTTTAGCTTCTTGTTCTGCTTGCAGTTTATCTGCTGCTGCTTGTGCTATAGCTTCATCTTCTAAACGAACTCTTTCAGCTTCTGCTGCTTTTGCAGCTTCTGCTTCTGCTATACGTTGAGCATTAGCTAAAGCATCTGCTACAGCCTTAGCTATAGCTGCCTCTTGTTCTGCTTTTGCTTTAGCAGCAGCTTCTGCTTTACGGGCTTCTTCTGCTTTACGTGCAGCTTCGGCTGCAGCCGCCGCAGCAGCTTCACGAGCAGCTTGTGCCTTAGCATCTGCAGCAGCTTTAGCTGCAGCTTGACGTTCTGCTTCTGCTTTAGCCTGAGCCTGAGCCTGAGCTTGTGCTTGAGCTTGAGCTTGAGCAGCAGCTACTGCCTGAGCTTGTGCTTGAGATAAACTTCTACTTGAAGAACTACTACTTCTATCTTCACTAGGAGAAGCTCCAGCAGGACCACCAGCAGCGTCTTGTCTTGCACGATCTTGCGCTTGCTCTGATGCAGTGGGCGCTCTATATTGACCCGGTGTGCCTGTAGATCGCATACTGTAAGAATATGATCTTGCCATTCTTAAATCCTTTATCCATTTACTACTTCGTTAAGACCCCAGATCATTCCTGCTGTACCACCTACGAATATTACTACTCCGACTACCAGTGATATGCCCCAGAACAATCTGTCTCTTTGCTTTGCTTGTAATTCTAATGCTTCTTTATGTCTTTGCCTAGCTGCTGCTTGCTCTTTTACAACCAGATCCCACATGCCGGGAGGTCCATATAGCTGACAGGCTGACCTTAACT